GTGCTCTTCCGATCTTTTTGAAGTTTTAAGTTTAGTATCAAAACAAAGAAGTAATTCAAAAAAAGTTGAAATTCTTAAAAAATATGAACATGCTTCCTTAAAGGCATTATTCATATGGAATTTTGATGAAAGTATTACTTCACTTCTTCCTGCAGGAGATGTTCCTTATTCGAGTGTGGATAAGCAAAGCTCTTTTAATGGAACAATGACTGATAAAATTGAAGATGCCGTAACAAAAATGGCAGAAATAAATTCAAATTCTTTGGGAACATCATCTGAAATTGGTCAAGAAAGATCTACAATTCGCAAAGAATATGTTAAATTTTATAATTTTGTAAAAGGCGGAAACGACGATCTCTCAAGTATTCGTAGAGAAACGATGTTTATTAATATTCTAGAGGGGTTACATCCTCTTGAAGCAGAGATTGTTTGTTTAGTCAAGGATAAAAAACTTGAATCCAAGTATAAAGTTACAAAAAATATTGTTTCTGAAGCATATCCCGATATTGTGTGGGGTAATCGCTCATAAACAAGTATTAAATTTAATTTTTACTGAATAAATTATGGAGAGCATTATTGAAAACTGATAAAATAAAAAATACAATGTCTACAGAAAAGTCCAAGACATCCGAAAATGATAATAATGAAACTTGGACCTTACAAGAAAGGGAATCATTAAGATCTCGTTATGGATGCCAGATATTAAAACATAATTGTACTTTAGAAGAAGCAAAAGTTACGGATGCCCCTACCGATGCTTACATTGTTACTTATGTAATTAATGGTAAAATTTGTTACGATTTGACTCGTTGCGGAAAACGAGTCGATCTTTTTGATATGTATTATGACAATATAGGTAATTCTATTCTCAGTATTAAATGGGGATACGGTAAAATTAATCCTAGAGTTTGGGGATATGAAGCACCCAAGAATAAAAAAAGAAAATAGTATTAAATGTTACAAAATTAATTGACTAAATAATCAAACGTTCACCCTTAGGGCGGAAGTAGGAATACCGAAGGAACGCACCAATACCAAAAGTAAAGGAGCACTCCAATGAAAATTAAAAGCAACTGGCAACTTATTTTAATTAAACAACAAAAAGAAAAAGAACAGCGTAAACATCAAGCAAAATTAGCGATGGCAATGCGCTGATATTTTGGAGGGGTTGATCCCCTCCTTTTTTTATGCTAAAATGAGTTGGAATAATTTTAACCCATGGATAAAGAAAAAATTAAACTTATTGTTCGGAACATGGAACTTCTTATTGATTCTTTGAGATCAGAAATATATTCCGATGTTCAATCGTATAGATATGATGATATCAAAATAGAAGAATTGGATTACGAAGAAGTTTTTGAGGATGATTATGTCTAGTAAAGCAAAAGAACTTATAAAATTATTGGATAAATTAATAAAACAGGATCATTTATATTCTGGAGAACAACTTAAAGAGATGAAAAAACAGTTAAGAATTGCAAAAGAAGAAATTGCAAAATTTGAAGCACAAGATTCAAAAGGATTTAAATAATGAAACCCGAAGTTAAACTTATTTCTGTTACCCCTGACGCAGAGAAGCATATTGCCTATTGTGCAAGAGTAAGTAATCCAAAAAATCAAGAGAACAATAATTTTGAAGGATTGCTTAAATATTGTATCGAACATCAACACTGGAGCATCTTTGAACATGCATTCCTCACAGTTGAAATTAATACCTCGTTGGCGATTGCTACGCAAATCTTGCGTCATAGGTCTTTCACCTTCCAACAATTCAGTCAAAGATATGCCGATAGTACGGAACTTCAAATTGAACTTCCTGTACCTGATCTTAGGAGACAAGATACAAAAAATAGACAGAATAGCACAGATGATCTTGGAGATTATGTAAAACTTACTCTTCAAGAAAGAATTCGTAAACATTTTCAAATTTCTCTTGATCTTTATAATGAGATGCTTGAAAAGGGTGTGGCAAAGGAATGTGCAAGATTTGTGCTCCCACAGGCAACACAGACCCGTCTATACATGTCAGGATCTCTGAGGTCATGGATGCACTATATTGACCTTCGCAGTGCTCATGGCACCCAGAAGGAGCATATGGAGGTCGCTGAGGCAATCCGTTGTATCTTTACCTGTCAGTTTCCAGTAATCTCTTCTGCTCTTGGGTGGGGTAGGAAAGATTGTCCCGAATGTTTGGATGCACCTTCTATTTGTATAGAATAAATATTTTTGTAAATTATTATAACTATGGCGATTTATCCAATTATTAATAAAGAAACGGGTGAAACAAAAGTGATTGAAATGAGTGTTCATGAAATCACACAATGGTACAAAGACAATCCCGAATGGTCTAGAGATTGGTCACAAGGATGCGCCACACCAGGAGAAGTTGGCGAATGGAAAGATAAACTTATCAGTCGCAATCCTGGATGGAATGATGTTCTCGGAAAAGCAGCAAAAGCACCTGGTTCAACTGTAAAAAAAATCTAATGGCAAGAAGAAAAAGAACAACTAATGACCAACCAATCGGAGTTGGTCTCACTACTCGTCAGATGAAGAGAAAAAAAGCACTTGGAAGTGAATATCTATTAGATATTGATCCACTTACAGACAATCAAAGAAAACTTTTTGATGCATATGCTGAAGGCAAACATCTTGTTGCCTATGGTTGTGCAGGAACGGGTAAAACTTTCATCACTCTTTATAATGCTCTTCGTGAAGTTCTTGATGAAAGAACTCCTTATGAGAAAATCTATCTGGTTCGTTCTTTAGTTGCCACCAGAGAAATTGGTTTCCTTCCTGGTTCCTATGAAGATAAATCGGACATTTACCAGATTCCTTATAAGAATATGGTCAAATATATGTTCCAGATGCCTAGTGATGCTGAATTTGAAATGCTCTATGGAAATCTTAAATCTCAGGAAACGATTAAGTTTTGGAGCACTTCATTTTTAAGAGGCACCACGCTTGATAATTCAATTGTGATTGTAGACGAGTTTCAAAATTGCACGGCACATGAATTAGATTCAATTATTACTCGTGTTGGCGAAAACTCCAAAATAATGTTTTGTGGGGACGCTACTCAGTCAGATTTGCAAAAAACTAATGAACGCAATGGAATTATAGATTTTATGAGCATCTTGCGTAAAATGCCATCTGTTGATATAATTGAATTTGGTGTCGATGATATTGTTCGTTCTGGACTTGTCAAAGAATACATTATAGCAAAATTAGAAGCAGGTTTTTAATGTTCAACCACGTTGATTTGATTCTTCCCAAACTTGAACGGGAAACTATAGATGGTATTCGATATTATAAAGTTCCAGATGAAGAAGAACTTCTTAGATTAGTTTCAATTACTTCTGTTACAAGTCATTTTAATCGTGAAATTTTTGTTAATTGGCGTAAAAAGATTGGTGAAGAGGAGGCGGAGAAGATTACTAAGGCAGCTACTGCTCGCGGTACGGATATGCATTCTCTTACGGAGAACTATCTTAAAAATCAAGATTTGCCGTCAGTTGCGCCTCTGGCGGATTTTCTTTTTAAGATTGCTAAAACGGAACTTAATCGTATAAATAATATTCATGCCCTTGAAGGTTCCCTATATAGTAAGCAATTAGGTATTGCAGGAACCGTCGATTGTATTGCTGAATATAATGGCGAATTAGCAATCATAGATTTTAAAACATCGAAAAAACCAAAACCACGAAAGTGGATTGAACATTATTTTGTTCAATGTATGGCATATGGTTGTATGTTATACGAAATTACTGGTATAATGGTAAAGAAATTAGTCATTATTATGGCTTGTGAAAATGGAGAATGTGTTGTTTATGAAGAATACGACAAAGGGAAGTACATCAAATTGCTCTCCGAATATATTAGAACATTTGTTAGAGATAAATTGGAACTCTATGGAACCAGATAAAGCAATAAGAAAAGACGGAAAATCTAACGTAAGAAATGATTCTTTCTATGAGTATTCTCCTAGATATGAAGAAACTCTAGAAAAAGCAATAGAGGAAAAATTTCTAACTCCATCCAAATTTTCACTTGAAGTTGAAAAAATTGTTGCTGAAGAAAAGTGTAACTATATTGATGCAATTGTTCACTATTGTGAATTAAATAATATTGAAGTAGATTCGATTGCAAAACTTATTTCAAAACCACTTAAAGAAAGATTGAAGTATGATGCTATCAATTTAAACTTTATGAAGAAAACTTCAAGAGCAAAACTTCCACTATGAGTCCTTTTGAGTGCTATCAACATTATCTTTCACTCAAAAGTCATTTCACAAATCCAAAATATGATTTCTTCAAGTATGGTGGAAAATCTAGAGCAACTCTAACTTCTTTTAATAAAAGAAAAGATAAGTACTGGTTTGAAAAAAGTTCAAGAAAGTACTCCGATAAAGAAATTGTAGATTTTCTAGTATCAAATTTTGTTTCCACGGATAATCCCCAAAACTTATGGATTGGAGAAATTATAAATTCTGGAGAAAGAACATACACGGAGTGGATGAAACGACAGCAGAGTTTGACCTACTTGTTCAAAGAACAATCGGAAGAATTGTTCTCGCAGACAAAATTAGAGGATGCTTTCAACTGCTCGAAAGGTCATCCACCAGTTCTAAAAAAATTCCTGAGTGGAAAGATTTCTATTGAAACATTCGTAATTTATGATATAATATTCATGTTTGGGAATGCGTTTGATAAGAAACTTATGGACCCTGTTTGGGAAACTGTAAGTTTAAAAATACAAAAATATAAACCTTTTCTAAATATTGATAAGTTTCAATACAAAAAACTTTTGCGAGAAATAATCAATGGGTAAATTCTTTGACTCTGAAATGATTCAGAATGAACTTGAAGAAATTAATGATCTTCAAAAATTCATTTATAGAAGTATTTTAACTTTTGGTTCTATGTCTCGTGAAGATAAAATGGAACATATTGAAAAAATGAAAATGCTGCTTGAAAAGCAACAAATTATGTACACGAGACTTTCTCTTTCTGATGATCCACAAGCGGTTGAGATGAAAGAGAATCTTCGCAAATCTGTAGCAATTATGGGATTTCCTCCCGACACAGATATGAATTTACTTTTTAATAGTATGAACAAAACAATTGAGTCTCTCAAGCAATATATTGACAAGTGAGACAATTTTTACTATAATATCCAAGTAATCCCCCGAATCCAAATTATCCGAGGTAATCTAAATGTCTTTTTCCGATCTTAAGAAACAATCTAAACTTGGTTCCCTGACTGCTAAACTGGTCAAGGAAGTTGAAAAAATGAATAACAACACAACATCTGGTGATGATCGCGTATGGAAACTTGAATGCGATAAGAGCGGCAATGGTTATGCCGTGATCCGTTTCCTTCCTGCTCCGAACAGTGAGGACCTTCCGTTCGTAAAACTCTATAGTCACGCATTTCAAGGTTCTGGTGGTTGGTATATTGAAAACTCCCTGACTACTATTGGACAAAAAGATCCTGTATCAGAACTTAATACTGAACTCTGGAACAATGGTACTGATGCTGGTAAAGAAGTTGCCCGTAAGCAAAAGCGTAAATTGACTTATGTAAGCAACATCTATGTGGTCAAAGATCCTGCTAATCCTGCTAACGAAGGTAAAGTTTTTCTTTACAAATTCGGTAAAAAAATCTTTGATAAACTGACTGCTGCTATGCAACCTGAGTTTGAAGATGAAGAAGCAATTGATCCTTTTGACTTCTGGAAAGGTGCAAACTTTAAACTGAAAGCAAAGAATGTTGCTGGTTATCGTAACTATGATTCCAGTGAATTTGCTGCTCCTTCTGTTCTGTTGGATGATGATGACGCAATGGAAGAAGTTTGGAAGAAAGAATATTCTCTTGCCGAACTCGTTGCTGCTGATCAGTTCAAGTCTTATGATGAACTGAAGAAGCGTCTTGATTATGTTCTTGGTGCTAAAGGTTCTCGTCGTGTAGATGAAGAAGTTGCCGAAGAAGAAGAGTATTCTCGTGGTCCCGTGAAGGATCTTGATGAAGATATTCGCACCGAACTTAAGAATCTGACTCCTACTCGTTCTTCTTCAGTTGATGAAGACGAATATGATGATACTCTGTCTTATTTCGCAAAACTTGCTGAGTGAAGTCAAATTACACTATTGAATGTGTAAGTAAATCCGAAACCGCAGAGTTACTTCTGCGGTTTCATTATATTATGGTTATAACATTGTATTTCTAGTATTTTCAGTTTTAATTAGTTTTGGATTAACATATTGAGAGGATTGATCATAAATTAAACTACTTCTTATATCTTTAATAACTTGTTGCAAATATCCAGGTTTAAGTAAATAAATTGTTCTTTTCCTATCATTTTTTCTAACCTCATATTCATAATTACTTATACCAATTACTGAATTTGATATATAAACAACATTTGATCCTAAAATTGTGGAATCATTAGTATATAATATATTTCTATAAAAATAAGTAACTTTGAACGATGAATCTACAACTTTACCTGCAGGAAGAATTAATCTATTATTTGGATCTTTAACCTCAGTGGTTTCATAATGATGAATGCTATTCAGATTATTTCCATAAACTTCCTCACAATAATTGTAAAGATCTTTATCTGATAAAGGCCATTGATCTCTTACATTTATTATTCCTGCAGTAATTAGAACAACCCAATCATATTGACTACTACCATAAAGTTCTTTCGCTACAGTATCGGGACGAGCCCCATCTACAATTTGATACTTATCAAATATTGTAAATACATTTTGCAAATCATTACGCAATTTGACTCTTCGAAATATATTTTTTACCAACAAATAATCATGAGAAGATGTTTTTGTGCTAAGAAATGATTGATATTCTAAATCGGGGAGTTCTCTGAAATAAGTCATTAGTATCCTACCCCTTGTTCTAGAGGAATATTGTCATAATCTTCTGCATAAACCACAGACAATTCTTGAAATGCTAGGGATAAATTCAAATGAATAGGTGTTGCATCTGAGTATGTTGCATAGGCACCTGCAGCAGTATAATTAACTCCCATATTAACCAATGCACAAGGTTTGAAACGATGTAAGAAAGGATGATCTCTTCCACCACTTTTGTAAGAAAGTAAAAATACATTTGGTGATTTTACAAAAAATCCTCCGCCAGAAGATTCTGCAGTTCCTTTACTTGCTGTCATATTTTGTTTAAATGTTCGAATAATATTTTTTACAACTTCAGATTCTTTTTTACTTCTTGGTACTAAATCGAATGAAAATTGAAAGGCAGAACGAATTGTTACTCCACCAAATAATAATTCAACGTTTTGGTTGATGACTGCTCCAGTAGATCTTGATACTAGTGAATTAATATCTGCATTTCCGCTTAATAAAGTTTCAACTGCCAATCCTGAAAATGTTGCAGACGCCGCATTTTGCCCAGTTGCATCAGTGACTGCCGAAGTTATTTTATCTATTGCACCTTTTGCTGCCGATAATCCAGTTGCAAGTGGAGTATTAGATTTTATAATTTCTCCTGCTCCAGAAATGAGTCCACCAGCAAGAGAATTTAATGAATTTTCTCCCCAACTTGCACTATTTGAATCACTGATACTTTGTGGAATTGGTAAAATAATCTGTCTTAAAATATTTCTATTTCCTTTTAAAGCTTGTTCTGTAGTTCCTAATGCAAATCCACTCCCCTGTTGACCAAGACCAGGTGGTTGATATTCTACAACGTCAATTTGTAAATAATCATCATTCACCCCGATATTTTTAAGAGGATATCTAAGTGGATCTGCCATTATTTTTTTATAACTATTTAGTGATAAATTTAGAATAAGGAAGTTGTCTTAAAGAATAAAATTCTCTAATAGAAACTTCAAAAAATGGACTTGCAACTTCTGGATATGTGTATTGTCTTATTGGAGAAGTCCCTCTTCCAACCCAATGATAATTAAATCCAAAAAATCCAGTTGGTGTCATTTCACCAGCAAGAATAAGTGGGTGCTGATCATAAGTTATTTTTGGAGTTTTTGCGTAATATAAAAATGTATAATATTTTCCAGAATTAACATAATTTGAACCTTCCCCCAAAACATCTAAAATAGCATTCATTAATACTTCTGGTTTTTCAGTTCCATTTAATTTATTTACTAAAGGTCGAATGCGATTAATAGGTTGATTATTAATTTTTGGATTTGCATCCTTATAATCATCATCATCTTTTATAATTGAAATTAACTTTTCCTTTGTTAATCTTCTATATCCAGATGTTTTTCCTTTTCCAGAATCACCAATATAATAAATTGTGTATTTTTCGGCAATTTGAACTAATTCTTCTTTAGTATATTGATTTAATGATTTTTCATATCCTGTTAGATTGGTTGCCATTAGTTGATTCCTAACTCATCTTCTGTAAAAACTCTAAATGTCCATTGACGATCTTCACAAAATTCTCTAGCAGCTTTCCATTTTGCTTGATTTTTTGCATATTCAACCACTTCAAAAATATATCCTTTGGTTTTTCTTTTTTGTGGTATGGGTTCTATTGTTTGTTTTTTTGGTTTAATTTCAATAATATATTTTTTAATATTTCCATTACTTTCTTTTACCTTAATATAAAAATCTGGATAATATCTATGAATTTTATTATCAACAGGAGATCTATATGGTAATGCAATCTCTTCACTTCCCCACTCAAGAACATTTTCATTAAGATCGCAATATTTCATAAATTTTCGTTCCCATAAAGATCTGTAGATAATATTTGCGGGATTTCCTTTATATTTTTCTGGAAAAGTTGGTTGATATTTGCCTCGATATGCCATCTAAATAACTATACTACAATACTCACAATAGGTATTTAGAGAGTGTCTTTACCGCGTAGGATTTCTGATATTAAACCACTATTTACTAATCTTGCTCAAACTTCTCATTATGAAGTTCAGTTTGGAGGTTTAAGCAGAGAACTGTTAATATATTTGTCAGAAAGAGGTGTAAATTCAAGATTTATTTCTCAAGATGTTGGACTTCTTTGTTCATCAACGACTCTTCCAACACATAGTCTAGGAACATCTGATGTTTTTAATTATATCGGTGTTAGGGAAAGTTTTGCCCACACAAAAATATTTAGCCAAATATCAATGGATTTTTATGTTGATAGTAGTTATAATGTATTAAAATTCGTAGAGCATTGGATGGAATTTATTTCAAGTGGATCACATAATCCAATCGATGGAATTTCTCCAGCCATTAATCAATCTCATCCAGCATATTTTGTTAGGATGCAATATCCAGAATATTATAAATCAGATGCTACGAGGATTATTAAATTTGATCGTGATTATAATGCAGAAATTGAATATACTTTTTTTGGTCTCTATCCAATAAGTGTATCATCTCCTCTTGTTTCATATACATCTTCCAATATATTAAAAGTATCAGTAAATTTCCAATTTGATCGATATGTAATGGGAAGAATAAGCAGTTTATCAGAATATGAACAATCGGATAATAATAAAATTCCAACAACATCTACCATCGATAATTCTGTATTACCAAATAAACTTGCGACAGGAAGGCAAGAAATGATTTGGAGAAATCTAAATGAAGGAACAGGAAGATTGGATGATCCAAGACCAAGAGGAGTCGGTGGTCCATATACTCCCATTCAACCAATTTAATCATAAATAAAACAACTGAAGTTTTATAGGTCATTATGCCTTTACCAAAAATTGCTACACCAACATATGAGTTGGAAATTCCTTCAATAAAAAAAACTGTTAAGTACCGACCTTTTCTTGTAAAAGAAGAAAAAATTCTTATCATTGCAATGGAAAGTGAAGATCCAAAGCAAATTACAGAAGCAGTTAAAAATGTAATTTCAAATTGTTTAATTACAAGGGGAATTAAAATCGAACAATTGGCAACATTTGATATTGAATATTTGTTTTTAAATATTCGGGGGAAATCTGTTGGAGAAACTGTTGAGGTTTTAATCACTTGTCCAGATGACGGAACAACAAAAGTTCCAGTTAGTATTAATTTAGATGAAATTAAAGTAGAAGTTAGTGATGAGCATTCTCGTGATATTAAATTAGACGATCATTTGGTAATGAGAATGAAATATCCATCGATGCAACAATTTATTAAAAATAATTTTACTTCAGAAAATGCAATCAGTGTTGATGATACTTTTGATTTAATTTGTTCTTGTATTGAACAAGTTTATAGTGAAGAAGAATCTTGGGCATCAAGTGATTTTTCAAAAGAAGAATTGAGTGATTTTTTAGAGCAATTAACTTCAAATCAATTTAAAGAAATTGAAAAGTTTTTTGAAACAATGCCAAAATTATCTCATACCGTTAATTTAAAAAATCCAAATACTAAAAAAGAAAGTAAAGTAGTTTTAGAAGGGTTATCCAGTTTTTTCGCTTAGGAATGGCGCATGAAGATCTTGCGTCATATTATAAAACTAATTTTGCTTTAATTCAGCATCATAAATATTCTTTGACGGAATTGGAAAATATGATACCTTGGGAAAGAGAAATTTATGTTTCTCTTCTCCAACAATATATTGAAGAAGAAAATCTTAAAAATCAACAGCAGTCCTAATGGCAGAAATTGATTTAAAATCAGTTGCAGATAGTGGAGTAGATCCAATTACAGGATCTCCTTTGTCTAAGGAAGTAAGGCAGGCGATTTTTAATAACACATCAATATCAAGTTCTATTTTCAGAAATAATCAAACGTTTATATCTAAGTATAACCGAGATAATGAAGAAAAAGTACAGTTAATTGAATCAAATCAACAGTATATTTCTTCTCTTGGATTTCAAGTACAATCTCTTCAACAGCAAGTTAATAATTTAAATGCTGGATTAATTCAAATTTCCACATTAATTCAAAATGATGCTCAAGCCGAACAGCAAAGAATTCTTTCTCAAGCAGATAGAGATAGAAAATTAGCAGAAGAAGAAGTAAGAATAGGTAAAGAAAATCAGATTGAAAAAAAATTAGAGTCTGCTCTTGTTGCTCCTGTTACAAAAATAATTCCAAAATTAACTGATATTTTTGGAAGAATACAATCTGCTCTTGGATTTTTATTTGCTGGTTGGTTGACAGATCAGATAGTTAAATATTTTGATGAACAGCAAAAAGGAGATACAAATAATCTTAAAAAAATTAAAGATAATATTATTAAGCATCTTGGATATGCAGTTGGAGCTCTTTTATTAATTAAAGGTGGATTTAATTTAATCATTACTACACTTGGTAGTGTAGTAATGAAAATTACTGGTTTAATTGGTAAAATTATTACTGCACCAATTAACGCAGTTGTAAACCAAACAAAAAAACTTGTTGGTGGAGCAGAAAAAGGAGTAACTGAAGGTGCAACTAAAGGTGTAGTAGAAGGAGAAGCAAAGGGTGCAGGCGAAGGAATATTAAAAAATGTAAGTAGAGGATTTGGTGGTATTGCTAGAACAGCAGTAAATGCTGTTGTTGGAGTTTCTGAATTTGTTGAAAGAAAAAAAGAAGGACAAACTACTTTTCAAGCAGGAGCAGGAACTTTAGGCAGCATGTATGCTGCAGAAAAAGGTGCTGAACTTGGTGCAAAATTACTTCCAGGACCATTAAAATTGCCCGGAATGATTGCTGGTGGAGCAACAGGATTTATACTTGGTGGAAAAGGAATTGATTTTCTTACTGGAGCAAATAAACCAGAAGAACCAAAAACAAAATCATCAAAACCAAAAGAAACAACTCAAACTACTACTAAAGCAACAAAACCAATAGAACCAATTCAAACTACTACCAAAAAATCAGAACCAACTGTATCAGCAATACCAGAATTTAATAAAAAAAATACAGAAAATCAACAAAAAACCACTACAGTTGCATCTTCAGGAACTGGAAATTTCAATTTTAATATTGATACTTCCAAACCAGAAATTCAACGTATAGAAAATTCATCTAATTCTCAACCACAAACTCCTGCAATTCCACCACCTCCAAGTTCTGAAATGAGTAGTAAGTTTCAAATGGCTTGGGATAATAGAAATAATCCTTTGGCGAGAGGAAGAATTGAATCTGCTTGGGATCAGATGAGTCCAGAACAGCAACAACAAGCGAAAATATGGGCGCAAACGAAAGGATATAATTGGAATGAGATGAAATTAAAAGAAAAATCGGCAGATATTCAAGCACCACCTAAACCTTCTGTACCAGTTGGAAGTCTTCCAGAAGCAAAACCAACTATTATTGTGGCATCACAAAATGGACAAAACCAAGTAAGTTCTCCACCTCCTGCTCCATCTAATATATCTTTGAGTGATGTACCATTAATAAGATCGTCAAATCCTGATAATTTTTATAC